TGTTATTCCTTTATATTCAATAGCTTCATCACGACTACCTCTAGTTTCTGATGAAGATCCGCCTGTGATATTAGTACAAAAAGGACAATTATGTGATCCTTTATAATTGTGAATTGTTTTAGCATTTTTTAATTTTTTTAAAAAATTCTCCGGAACTTCTCCTTTTGGGAAATTTGGATCATCTAACCACCCTACAGCTAATTCTTTTTTATTAATTTTTTTCCCTATTTCTTCATAATTATAATTATATGGTGATAAATCTGGAATATACCATTCGTTTACAGTTAAATCAACTTCTAAATCATCTTCATTTGGAAAAATATGTTCTTTTCTTATAGTTTCACCATCTTTATGAAATGAATAAATTCCTTTATCAAATGTTACTTCAAATGGTTCTTCTAATTCTTTAACATATTTTTTTCCTTCTTCAGGTTTAACATAAGCTAAAGTCATATGAGGGTGAAATTCTGGAAATGATTGAGTATTTGAAAAATTTTTTACAAATAATTCTCGATATTTTTTTAATTGTTTAGTTTCTGGAATATCATATTTTACAACATCATATTCATCTTTTTTAAAAATACTAATGTTTGTTATAGTAACAGTTACGGGCTCCATATTTTCTTTAATCGTATCCATTATAATTTCCGGATCAATTTCATCTTCATGAATCCCATAAATGATTGTTATATGTGGGGTATCTTCTAATCCATATGTATTATCATATGGTTTAATATAAATATCATCCGGATCAATTCCATCTATATGATCTTCTTTCCATCTTGGAATTTTTGCATCCATCATTACACAACCATATTCTGGTTGTTGGTTTTGCTCATTGAGCCATTCTTTAATTGATGTAATTTTTTTCATTATTTATTAAAAATTATAATTCTATAGTATCTATGTAATCAGATCCATCACCATCCCAAAAAAATTCTTTTTTATAATCATTATTTTCAGGATCTACTATAATAGAAAAACTATGTCCTATATTTCCAATTGATTTAATATAATCTAATAGTTCTTTAAGATTTTTTCCTGAATTTTTTCTAACTTTAACAGTTATTGTATCTGTTTCCATTGCTTCTAGAAGTAAGTTTTCTTTAATTAATTTTGCTTTCATTATTTATTTATTTTTATTAATGAATATATATATAAAGTGGTAAGGCTTTGGAAAAGCCAATTAGAAGGTTAAAACTAACTGTCCCACTTTTATTTTATATATTCGAAAAATAAAAAGGTTAATCATGAAAAAATTTCATTATGTTTATGTAACTACTAATTTAATTAGTAGTAAACAATATGTTGGTGATCATTCTACAAATAATTTAGATGATAATTATTTAGGGAGCGGTGGAGTATTTCGATGTGCTATTAAAAAATATGGAAGAAATAATTTTGAAAAAGAAATTTTAGAATTTTTTAATACAAAACAAAAAGCTTTTAATGCTCAGAAAAAATGGATAAATAAATTTGATACATTAAGTCCAAACGGATATAATATAAGCCCTATGGGTGGATTTGGAGTTAAGGGATTTTTAACAGAAGAATCTAAGAAAAAAATAGGGATAGCTAATAAAGGAAAACAACCTTGGTTAGGTAAAAAACATACTATTGAATCTAAGAAAAAAATAAGTGATCATACAAATAATTGTGGGAAAAATAATCCATTTTATGGGAAAAAACATACAGAAGAAACTAAATTAAAAATAAAAGAGAAATTAACTGGAAAATTTAGAGAACCATTTTCTGCTGAGCATAAAAGAAAAATATCAATATCAAATAAAGGAAAACATCATACTAATGAAACAAAAGAATTAATAAGATTAAAATTAAAAGGGAGAATTCCATGGAATAAAGGAAAAAATTTAAAGAAAAAAGCTAAATTATTTTCCAATTAAAACATTTGTTGACGTGGCACTTTGTTTTACCGCTTCTATTAATCCAGCATTTACTCCGGGTGTAGCTGGTAATTTTGCATCTAGTGCAGTTGCTAATGTTGATAATAATGCCCATATAGGTTCTGCTAATATACCATGAGAATAAGGTGGATGTCCTATTTTTGTTGTTTGATTTCCATTTATTACTACCTCATCAGCTGTTATAGTAGCTTTTGTTGCAGCACTAACTTCTACTTCATTTTTAGTTACAATTCGAGTAATATCTCCTTCCATTTGAATAAGAGATTCAGAATCTGCATGTTGTAACGTTATCATAGAATCCGGGGAAATTTGAAAAAATGAATCTCTATAAAAAACCATCAAACCGCTATTTTTTTGATAAATTATACTTAAATCTTCAATAGGATCATGTAAAATAACATGTGTTCCATCATAATCTTCTTTTATTCTATCAATTAAATTTGTATCGATGTTTTGAATTGCAATAATTTCTGGAGAATATACATCTCCATTATTAAATCTAATTCTTACAAATTGTCCAATTTTAGGAATTGATATACTTCCACCTCCATCACCTCCAAATACATTAGAATTAACAGGATATGCCCAAGGAATATGTTCATCAATAATTCCATTCATAACTCCGAATACACGAACTTGTGCACGACCAGAAAATGTAGGATCTTGATTATTAAGTACCAAACCTATCCAATCATTATCAGCTAAATTACGATCTAAAAAATCTATATTTTTTTCCATATTTTATATTTCTAAAATTGTACCAGAAGTTGCTTGACTTGAAGGCACAGTTTCAATAATTCTTCCTTCTATTTTCTTTTCTATATTTTTTTCTCCTTCTCCAATTAAATCAGTTGCTAAAGATAAATCACCTTGCGTAGATTTTTCACTAACAAGTTTATAATTATCTTTACCTTCAATTGGATTATTTGCGTTTAATTCTCCTTCTCCAATTAAATCAGTTGCTCTAGAAAAATCTTTAATTTTATCCCAAACACCATCATCATTTAAAGCCATATTAGCTGCTTCTTGAATTAATGCATTATTTTCAGTTGCTTCTGATGCAACAACACTTTCTAAATAATTTTTAAATATTTTATCTTGAATATTATCTTCTAATAATTCAGAAGGTTGTACATATTCTTTTGTAACATTATTAACTGCCTTTTTTATTATACCTAAAGCAGTTATAATATTTTTAGATTGAAGAGCAGCCTGAGCTTCATTAAATGAGATACCTAATTTAGGAATAGGAGTAATTTTAGCTTTATCGATAAATTTTTTAAATGTGTTACGTAAAAATGCTGTTCCAAAACTTTTTGCGTTGTTAAACCAAGTATTTGGAGCAGTTGGATCTACTTTAGCCATATTATCATCTTCTGTAAATAATTTTCCATCAGCTCCAGCCGCTTGTGCACCAAATAAACTTTTTGAATTAATCATTTGATTAAAAGGTAGTCCACTTTCATGCATTTTATCTTGAAAAAAGATATCTTGAGCTAAATTTAATTTATGTTCATATCTTGAAGCGTTATTATTTGATTCTGCAAGAGTTGATACAAAACCTTCAATTCCTCCTCCTTGTTTTAAATTTATACCAAATTCTTCATCACCTTTAAACAGATCAACGTATTTAGATCTATCTAATCCATTTAAATATCTATCAATAAGATAAGCATTGTAAAATATTGGATATGTTTGTTCTTCATAAATTTTTCCAACTTTTATTTTAAAATTTACAGCAGCTGGTTCTGGTGCTTCATTAATTCCTAAAGTTGATAAATATTCAAAATCAATATTTTCTAAATCAAATTCACACATTTCACATTTAATAGTCCAAGTTGGAAGAATTTTATCTAGTACATGTAATTGTAATGTATCTTCATCCGGAGTAATTTTTTTAGAAGCAAATCCCATTCCTCCTATTTGATTAGGCGTATGAAATGTTCTAAATTCTGAAATATAAATAGTTAAAGTAAAATATCTCATCATATCTGGAAGAACCCATCTTTGATACGTATCATCCCACGCAATTTTTCTATACATATTTAATAAATATGACATTCTTAAATCTATACCTTCTAAAGTAGATATAGTTAATCTTTTATCTGATGGAACTCGTATTCCTTTTGTAGGATCAATTTTTAATAAATCATTTAACCCTTCAATTTTTTGGAAATACCATTGATTTTTGGTTTGTAATTGATTAAATTTTTCAATAAATTCTTTTAACATTGCCGCTCTTGTAAATTCATTAGCATCTAATAAATAATCTATTGCAGAATATGCACCTCTATTGTCAATACTTTCATTTCCTTCTTGAGCAAATAATGGATGAGGCATTCTATCATAATTTAATGCATAATTAGTTCCTCCTGCATTATTATACCAACTATCTCCACCAATTCCAAATCCTAATTTAAAAGAAAGATATGTTGGTTGATCAAATCGAGGAGATATTGCCCCCATAGTTGCGGGTTGTTGAACTTCTCTAAAAGTTTTATATATACTCATTATGTTTGATTATTTTCTTTTGATTCTATTGCATCTACTGCAATAGGTGGTGGCCATTCTCTTCTTGTTAAAACAAATGTTTGTGTAAAATTAGACATTATTGATCCAGCATTTTCTTGTGTATATTTTATAGTAAATCCTTTAACATAAAACCATCCACTATAAAATTGTTCTAATAAATCCATTTTTCCAGCTTCTTTATTAACCATTAAATTTTCAGTTACATCTTTTTTAACTAAAACAATAGGAATTTTATCACCTTTAATTATGTTTAAATTTAATCCATTAACTGTTACTTCTACATTTAATTTTTCTAATTCTTTATTATTAATTAAATTTTGAAATTTTGCTCTTAAATAATTTCTGTGATGATTTCCATCCCATTGTAAATTATCTTTATTTGAATTACTTATAGTATATTGTATACCCATCCAAGGATTTGATACATACATATTTGGATAAGAATAATTTGCTTTTGCTAAATCATTTCCTTTATTTTCTGGATTTTGAGTAGCTCTACCTCTTAATAAAATATATTTATTAACTTTTTCTGGATCGTACGTAGGTTCTAATGGTATTTCCCAATATTTTTTAGAATTTTCCTTTGTGTATAAACTTTCATTATGTTCAAACATATGACCCCTTAATTTTGTTCCAATTTGAAAAGTTATATTTGTCGATCTATTAATTGGTTTCCATAGGTTTATATAAAAAGATGATGTTCTATATCCTGTATAATTTGATAATACTTTTGGTGTTTCAATTGTTTCTTCAACATCAGTATCACTACCCCAT